GTACTATTTGGAGATGCTCGTTATAATACAGCAGGTTCAAACAGTGCTGCAGCAGGCGACATTAAAGACTTACTAGTAAGTAACTACTTAGATGCAGACGCTCCAGATCCAGCTTTATATCCAAAAGGTATGTTGCTTTGGAACACAAGACGTTCAGGATTTAATGTTAAGAAATTTGTAAGAAATTATGTTGATACATCATTAGATAATGCACGTAGCGGCGACGAGTCAATGAGTGCTTACTACACACACCGTTGGGTAACTGAATCAGCTAACCAAGACGACGGTTCCGGTAGCTTTGGTGCTAAAGCACAACGTAAAGTTGTTGTTCAAGCAATGCAAGCAATGGTTAACAGTAATGACGAAATTAGAGATGATGAGTCAAGAGTGTTTAACTTAATGGCAACACCAGGATATCCAGAACTAATTGGCGAAATGATTTCATTAAACTTTGATAGAGGCTTAACAGCATTTATTGTAGGTGATTCACCAGCTAAATTAAAATCCGATGCTACATCACTTAACGAGTGGGGTTCAAATGTGAAACTTGCTGTTGAAGATAATGGCGATGGACTAGTAAGTAGAGACGAGTACTTAGGTGTATTTTACCCATGGGGCTTCTCAAGCGATAATGCAGGTAACAACGTAGTTGTTCCACCAAGTCATATGATGCTACGTACTATTGCATTAAGTGACCAAGTTAGCTATCCTTGGTTTGCACCAGCAGGCACAAGAAGAGGCGGCATTACTAATGCTTCAGCAACAGGTTTTGTTAATGCAGAAGGCGAATTTACTTCAGTTGCATTAAACGAAGGACAGCGTGATACACTTTACAGTGTAAACGTTAACCCAATTACATTTATCAATGGAGCAGGTCTTGTTAACTACGGTCAAAAGACTCGTGCAAGAGCAGCAAGTTCATTAGATAGGATCAATGTAGCACGTTTGGTTATCTACTTACGTTCACAATTGAACAAGTTAGCTAAACCTTACATCTTTGAACCTAATGATAAGATCACACGTGATCAGATCAAACAGGCAGCAGAGAGCTTGTGTTTAGAGTTAGTTGGTGCTAGAGCATTATATGACTTCTTAGTTGTATGTGACAATAGCAACAATACTCCAGCACGTATTGATCGAAACGAGCTATACTTAGATATTGCCATAGAACCAGTTAAGGCTGTTGAGTTTGTTTACATTCCACTCAGACTTAAAAATACTGGTGAGATAGCAGGCTTGTAAAAATGATAAATATATATAACAAATTAGGAGCAAAGTAAATGGCTATTTCATCATTATCAAAAATCACAGTTCCATTAGCTTCGGATGCAAGTAACTCTACCCAAGGGTTACTTATGCCAAAACTCCAGTATCGCTTTAGAGTGTCACTGGAAAACTTTGGTGTAAGTGCAGGCGAAGTTACTGAACTAACAAAACAGGTTCAGGATGTTACTAGACCAAACGTAAGCTTCGAGACAATGACTGTTGACGTATATAACTCAAGAGTTTATCTTGCAGGTAAACACACCTGGGAAGCTATTACATTAACTTTAAGAGACGATGCAACAGGTGCAGTACAAAAACTAGTTGGCGAACAACTACAAAGACAGTTCGACTTTATGGAACAGTCTAGTGCAGCATCAGGTATTGACTATAAGTTTGTAACTAGAATTGAAATTCTAGACGGTGGTAACGGTAACTACGCACCCGAAGCACTAGACACTTTTGAATTATACGGTTGTTATTTAGAAAGTGCAAACTACAATTCATTAGCATACAGTGCTAACGAACCAGTAACAGTTGCACTTACTATTAAATATGACAATGCTATACAAACTCAAGGCGCATCAGGCGGCGGAGTAGGTACAGCAATTGGTAGAAGTGTTGCAGCTATTGCATCAACTACCGGCGTAAGTTAATAGTTTATCTAGTTAACTAGTCTAACAGAATTAGGGGCTTAATTGCCCCTTTTTCATTTTATACGCACTTAATAACATTGGATAAATATTAGTATGGCAAACATATTCAATGGATTCTTAGATAATTTAGTTAACGGCGCTCTTAGCCCCAAAGGGGATATGGCCGATTATACACACGCGGCAAGATTGTATACTGACGATAATTTTCGCCTTGCTCCTAAACAAAAATTTCTATATCACGTAACACTTAACTTAAATGAAAATGTAGTAAACAAAATATTACCTGGATGGGTTCAGCGTCATAGTAACGAAGTTAATATGTTAGTTAAAAGTGTTACTATGCCAAAGTTTGATATACAAACTGAAACTAAGAACAAATACAATCGTAAAAAGAATGTACAAACACGTATTGATTATGCTCCTGTAAATATTGTATTCCACGATGACAACAATAGTATTGTTACTCAATTATGGACTGCATATTATAACTACTATTTTGCAGATGGTACATACGGAAGTAGAGACGGCGCAGGTGCACCTAACCAGACAGCAAGACCATATGATAGATTTAATACATATATGGGTTCTCCAAGAAACGGTGATCGTTTTGGTTTAGATAATAATCAATACGAGCCGTTTTTTACAAGTATTCAAATAAGTCAGATGGCACGACATCAGTATCTAACATTAACATTAGTTAATCCGATAATTGAAAGTTGGCAGCACGATACGTTAGAAAATTCTGCTGGAGCTGATCCTGTACAAAATTCTATGACTGTTGCATACGAAAGTGTATTTTATGCAGACGGGCCTATTGACGAAGGTAACTCACCTAAAGGATTTGGAACAGTACATTACGATAATACACCTAGTCCTATTTCGGCAGGTAGCTCGTCGAGTTTATTTGGAAGTGCTGGCATATTAGCAGGCGGAACTAGTGTCTTAGGTGACATTGCAAGCGGAAAAGCAGACTTAGGTACATTACTTACAGCAGCTCGCACAGTTAGAAATGCAAAAGATCTTACTAAAGAAGGTATACGTAACGAAGCTTTTCAAGTTGCAGGACAAACTATTAGAACAGCAACAGGAACTAACGTAAGCGGTCTTGCAAATACTAGTTTTCCAAAATCAGGTGGCAACGGAACGCAAACTACTGAAGCAATACCAATTAATACTCAAAAACAAAATAAATTATATCCGCCAGTTGAAGTAGTACAAACGTTAAACGATAATCCTCAGCTAAAGGAAACATTAGCTAAAAAATCATTAGCCATCGGTGCTATTAGTACAACAACTGAAATATCCGCAGACTTATCAACTTGGGACACACTTAACACTACAGAAAAAAATTCATTATTAGTTCAAGTTGACAGTGCCATCGAAAATGGCAATCAAAAGATAGTACAACTTGCAAATCAAATAGTAAATAACTTTAATGAAACTGGACAAGGAAATACTAGTACTGTTTCTGCACAGAAAAATCCTTTAGGAAATACATAATGTCATCTAATTTACCAACTCAAGAATCAACCGACAGCGGTGCTGAAGTAAAACAATTTTTTAACAAGTACCTTACTGATAGAATAGAATATCCTGCTTCAGAAGTTGATGCGGTAATTGGATATTTTGAAAATAGAGGGTTTGAAAAATCAAGTGCTATTTCTGTATCAACTGCACTATTGCAACAGGCAAAGATTGATAATATAAATGTTTTTGAGCTAATTGATACACTCAAAGGATTAACTAATGTTCAATTAAGTGACATTGTTGCAAACGTATTAAATTATGACAGGGAAAAAATTAGTACTCTAGGGTTTAAAGTAGAATCAAAATACGAAAAACTAGAACAGAGGAATATTTTATACTAGGATGATATGGGAAGATTTGCACAAGGAAAATATTCTCTTAAAAACCCTGACAAATTTGTAGGGACAAAAACTCCAACTTATCGCAGTAGTTGGGAGTTTACATTTATGAGATTCTGTGACGAACACCCAAGTGTTGCAAAATGGGCAAGTGAAGCAATTAAAATTCCTTATAGAAATCCGTTAACAGGTAAGCACACAGTATATGTACCAGACTTTTTTATTGCTTATGCTGATAAAAACGGTAAGCAACGTGTTGAGCTTATTGAAGTTAAACCTGAAAATCAAACAATAAAAGAAAAACTAGGTCGTAGTAGGCATAATCAAGCAGCTTGGATAGTTAATCAAGCAAAATGGGAAGCAGCAAGAGCATACTGTAAACAAAAAGGTATCTTTTTTAGAATTATAACCGAAAAGGATATTTTCCATAGTGGCAAAAGACGCTAAATAATAGTAGCAGTTAATGGAAAGTTAAAATGACTAAAAAACTAGAAGATTTGCTTAATATGGATGATTCCAAAGAAATCATTAAACAAGCCGAACAACAAGAAAAAGAGCAGGCCAAACACGAAATTGCTCACCAAGAAAGTTTTCGTGATATAGCAGAGTTTGATAAAATTGCTAGTGCATTACCTGCTGTCAAAGGTTTGGGCGATAAAGCAGACAGTGAACTAGAAGATATTGCACAACGTGCATTAACTGCCTATGAAGATCTAATGGATTTAGGAATGAATGTTGAATCACGTTATAGTGGTAGAGTTTTTGAAGTTGCCGGTGGGTTGCTCAAAACAAGTTTAGATGCTAAAACTGCAAAGTTAGATAAGAAACTAAAGATGATAGAGCTGCAACTTAAAAAACAAAAAATGGATCAAGATAGCGGGCCTAGTGAAGACGGAATGATTTCCGGTGAAGGCTATGTTGTAACAGATCGCAACAGCCTACTAGAGAGGCTTAAAGGCCTCGATAAGGATAAATAACATATAACGGGAATATGTAAAATGATGACAAGGTTTCAAGAATTATTAAACGAGTCTAAAAAGACATACGAATTTAAAGTTGGTATTGCAGGATCCCTGCCTGACAACTGTGAAGAAAGTATCAAGAGTTGTTTAGAAAAATATAGTGTTGTAGAAATGAGCAAGGGCAAAAGAACCCCAGTTCAGGAAAGACCTTTAGACTTTCCGCAATTAGAAAACACTGAAGTAACATATTTTGATGTTACTCTTAATTACGCAACAACTTCAGATGTATTGCAAGAATATATCGGTGATTGCTGTAATGTTGATCAAGCATATATTATTGTACGTAAGCCTGGCGATATGCAAGAAAAATATCAAGAGATGCCAGAAGATACTACTTATGAAACAAAATTAACAACAGAAGATATGGGCGGCGAGAGCGCACAAGAAAGTGTAGGCGGTAACCGTGTTATGGATCTTTTGAAAGAGCTAGAAGTGGCTCGTAAAGAACGTGAGCACGATCCAAGTGCAGCGGCACCGGAGGCAAACTAAAATGAATATGAAAAAACTACTAGAATCAATGGACAACATTGAATTAGAAGGTGGAATGCCAATGGTACCACCAATGGCACCACAGTCACAAGAAGACAAAGGTAATCCAGTAACAATGAATGTATCAATGAATGCAAGCGGCAAAGATAATGTTGCAGACTTAATTGATATGATGAAAAATGCAGGGCTAAAAGATGCAGAGCCAGTTGGCCCAGCAATGATGCCAATGCGCAGAGATATGGAAAGACTACGTGATATTGTTGATGGTCCAAAAGATATGGACGATTTAAAACCAGGTGTGCAAGATGAACCTTGTGATGCTTGTGGCAAACAACACGTTGGTGCAAGCAGTTGCAATGATGATATTGAAATGGAAGACGAATTAGTTGCAGATGAAGCATATGCTAATGAGCCAGACGAAGAATACAAGTCAATCGACGATGTAATTAATTCAGGCGATGATCTACATAGAACTAAAAAAGCATATGCTGCTACACAAGACGGCGACAATCCAATGGCAGTTGAAGATGAAGTAGACGATACTACATATTCTGTTAAAGGTAAAAGTGCAGAAGCACAAGCAGCATTAGCAGACGCAGCAGGCGACTCGGGCGATATTAGAGAAAAACTTGCAGCAAGATTAAAAGAGCTAATGGCAGATGACGAAGGTGAACACGATCACGAAGATGGCGAAGACTGTCCAGAGTGCGGAGCACCAGGTAAGCAAAAATTAATGGCTTGCAGTAGTTGCGGCTGTAGTTAATAACTATCGTAACATACAACTCAATAGCACCTTCGGGTGCTATTTTTTTGGTTAAATAATAGTATGGCAGCATCATTAGACGGCGTCTTAATTAAAAAGGCGAATAGACAAGAAACATTTACTGAATCGCAAATTGACGATATTGCACAGTGTATGGATCCTGATCTCGGATATTTACACTTCGCAAAACATTTTGCATTTATTCAACATCCAGTAAAAGGAAAACTTTTATTTGATCCGTACGAGTATCAATTGCGTTTAATGGACAGCTATCATAGTTATCGTTTTAATATTAATATGATGCCTAGACAAACAGGTAAAACTACGTGTGCTAGTATATACCTTGCTTGGTATGCAATGTTTAATCCAGATCAAACTATACTTGTAGCAGCACACAAATATACAGGTGCCCAAGAAATTATGTCACGTATACGTTACGTATATGAAACTTGTCCAGACCATATTAGAGCAGGAGTTACAAGTTATAATAAACAATCAATTGAATTTGAAAACGGATCACGTATTGTAGCACAAACTACAACAGGTAATACAGGGCGTGGTATGAGTATATCATTACTATACTGTGACGAGTTTGCATTTGTGCAACCTAATATTGCTGAAGAGTTTTGGACTTCAATATCTCCTACACTGGCAACAGGTGGACGAGCTATTATTACTAGCACACCTAACAGTGACGAAGATACGTTTGCTATGATATGGAAACAAGCAGAAGAAAAGTTTGATTCTCATGGTAACGAAACTGATGTAGGTATAAATGGATTTCATAGTTTTGTAGCACAATGGGACGAACATCCAGATAGAGACGATGAGTGGAAAGAAGAAGAAATTGGACGCATAGGCGAAGAAAAGTTTAGGCGTGAATATGGTTGTGAATTTCTTGTATTTGACGAAACACTTATTAATAGTATATATTTGGCAAACATGGAAGGCAAGAATCCTGTATTAAATATGGGCCAAACACGTTGGTACAAAAAGCCAAGTAGTGAATTTACATATGCTGTTGCACTTGATCCTAGTATGGGTACAGGTGGCGATAATGCTGCAATCGAAGTATATGAATTACCTAGTTATAGACAAGTTGCAGAATGGCAACATAACCAAACAGCAATACCTGGACAAATTAGAGTACTTGCTGATATATGTAGATACTTAGAACAAGAAATAGGTAATACAAATGGCATATACTGGAGTGTAGAAAACAACGGTATAGGAGAAGCTGCATTACTAGTAATTAATGACTTTGGTGAAGAAAACATACCAGGGCTATTT